CATCGTCGAGAATGTAGAATGGTTCCCGATCGATTCGGGCGACAAGTCGTGGGAGTACGACGGAACAGCAGTAGTAACACTCAGGAGTTTGGTGGCATAAATGGCAAAGACACGCAGAAGCTACAAGGGTGGAGCAGCGTCCACCACGATTACCGGCACGCTCGCGTCCAACGGGACGAACTTTGTGATCGCCGCATACACCGGCTGGCCGTATGGCAGCAACCCGTTTTATGTGGTGATTGAGCCGGGTACAGCGAACGAAGAAAAGATTTTGGTTACCCGTTCCGGTGCTACCGACACGACGGTGAACGTCACGACCCGCGGGGCAGATGATACGACCGCCGCTCAACACGCTGCTGGTTCCGTTGTCTACCCGGTTTTCACCGCTGTTGACGCTGATGAGGCGAACGAGTTGGCGGCCACGATGACCTCAAAGGGTGACATCCTGACGCATGACACCTCGACGTTTGCTCGTCTGGCTGTCGGTACGAACGCGTATGTTTTGAAGGCTGACTCGTCGGCTTCGACTGGTTTGGCGTGGGGTCAGGTTGCGACGGCCGGTATTGCTGATGATGCTGTTACTTCTGCAAAGATCGCTGCTGATGCGGTGGGTTCTTCGGAGATCGCTGCTGGTGCTGTTGGCGCGTCTGAACTGGCTTCCGATGCTGTCACTACTGTCAAGATTTTGGATGCAAACGTTACGGCCGGCAAACTGGCTTCCGATTCGGTGACCACCGCCAAGATTCTTGATGCCAATGTGACGACGGCGAAACTGGCTGATAGCGCGGTAACTACTGCAAAGATCACCGATCTGAACGTGACGACCGGCAAGATCGCTGATACGGCGGTGACTGCTGGCAAGCTCGCGTCGGATGCTGTGACGACCGCCAAGATTTTGGATGCGAATGTGACGACCGCCAAGATTGCGGATTCGGCTGTCACGTCAGCCAAGATTGCGGATGGCACGATCGTGAACGCTGACGTGAACGCGTCGGCCGCTATCGCCTACACCAAGTTGGCTGGCGTGTACACCAACGCCGGTTCCACGAATCCGGTTGTTACTATCTCGACTTCCTCCCCGACTGGTGGTTCTGCTGGGGACATCTGGTTCAAATACTGATGCCTACTTACGTTCACGACGGTTCTGGTTGGCAGGAGTTGACTGGTACGGATCGCCCGTATGTTCATGCTGGCGGTTCGTTTCAGGGTGTCACCAACATTTACGCGCACAATGGTTCCGGCTGGCAGCAGGTATATCAATACGACAACACCGGGCCGACCGGTGGCGGCATCACATCAATTTCTTGGAATCAAAGCCTTCCCGGTTTCACAGTCAACTATGCGTCTACAAGCGACGCTGGTTCGGGTGTGTCATCGTATGATCTTCAATATTCTTCCAACAATTCAAGTTGGTCGACTGTTACAAGCATTTCTACTTCGGGTGGCAGCCATTCGTATTCGGTGTCAAGCGGCAATCGAGGAAACATTCATTATTTCCGTACTGTCGCCACCGACGCTGCGAACAACACCACCACCTCAGCTGCTTCTTCTGCATATGCGAAACCGCTCGGCACGTTCTATGTGACGGCTACCAGTCATGGCACATACGGTTCAACAGGTGGATGGCGTTCCGACTTGGGCAACATAGGAAGCATCTTCTCGGGATGGATTAGCAGCACTTACGGCTACCAATATGGGCATTGGTTCTACGGCACAAGTGTTGCTGCTGTTGCAAAGGGTTATGCCCCGGACAGCGGGACTATTCGTACCTACCGTAGTAGCGCAGACGGATGCTCTAGCGCAGTTGTCGCTTTCGGAACACACGACTATGCGTCTCAACCGTCTGGCGCACCAGCCAACGACACGACTTATTACACGACCGGCACATCGCAAACACAAGGAAATGCGCGAGAGTTCACATTGACTTCAGCGACGTTGGGTCGCATCGCCGTGTATTCAAATTTCGGAATGTTCATGTATCCGGGCTATTCCAACGGAACTGTTGACGGAACTGCGTCAACAAGTTGTGGTAGCGGTTCAACATACCGTGTGTTTGATTCGCCGTTTAGCGACGCAAATTCAGGTCGCCTAACACTCGTCTACAACTAAGGAGCAAACATGGGACGCAACTACACAGGATTTGACGGCAACGCCACCGGCAAACGAGCCGGCCTCGAAAAGTTTGTTGAACTCACCATCAAACATTTCAACAACGGCGTGTGGAACAATGGAACATGGTCGGTTCGCAACATGAACAATCCGAACCTTGCTACTCCACGACCCTCAGTCCACGGAACCGGACGTGCGGCCGACCTCTCATGGCGCAAAAACAAGGCGAAAGGTTTTGGTGACTACGCCGTCGCCTGTCAGGTTGTGGACTTCTGGGTTGCCAACGCCGAACTGTTCTTGGTTGAAGAAATCCACGACTACTGGCCTGCCCCGCACGGACGCGGATGGCGTTGCGACAGATCAATCTGGACAACCTACAAGAAGCCGTCCATCGGATCAGCCCCCGGAGGCGACTGGTTCCACGTCGAAATCGCACCAGCTCATGCCGACGATCCCGCTTACTATGAGCAGGCGTTCGCCAGTCTCGGAGGCGCACCCGCCCCCACGCCCGCCCCTGCACCCGCACCGGCCGGTGGACTGAAGTTTGAATACCCCGGAACACCAATCAAACTTGGCAGCAAAGGTGACGCGGTGAAACTCGTTCAAGCAGTCGTCGGTGAACCGGTGATCGACGGAGATTTCGGTCGTAAAACCGATGCTGTTGTTCGCTTGTGGCAGGCCAAGCAGGGTTTGAAGTCGGATGGAATTGTCGGGCCTGCAACATGGGCCAAAATGTTCGGTTGAAGTGAGGCATCTCCCTCGCCTCACCCTCCTAGCCCTCACGTTCCTGACATGGGCATCATCTCCGGCGCACGCTGACACCGTCACCGTCACCGGCCCGACCGACATCTGGTTCACATTTGACGAACCATCAACATTCACAGTACGCACATTCGCAATCCAATACGGGATTGACTCAATGCTGTGGCTGTACAACTCTGAAAACACGCTGATCGCCCAAAACGACGATTACTACGGGCTGGACTCGTACCTTCAAGTCCCAGTCGAGCCGGGGCAATACCGGCTTCGTGCCGGGGTTTGCTGTGGAAACCCGGAGGCGTGGTATGGAACATCGTATGTCGTTGACACAAACTCCACCCCCAGCCAGCCCACCACCAGCACAACCACAGAACCCTCAACGACGACAACTAGCACGACCAGTACGACGACGACCGAACCATCCACCACCACAACAAGCACAACCAGTACCCTGCCGGAAACCACAACAACCAGCGAGGTAACAACATGGCCCCCAACCCTTCCATCTACGACATCGACCAGCACCGTGCCGCCTACCTCAGAGCCGTCAACAACGACGACCCTGCCTGCCCCACCCCCGCAGACGACGAGTACGACGACATCTACCATCCCGCCTACCGTGCCGCCTACGAGCAGTCCCGAAACAACCATCCCGCCAACCACCGAAACCGTCCCAGAACCCTCTGAAACGCCGTCTGACAGCCTCCCCGCCCCAGACCCCACCGAACCCCCAGCCGACCCGCTGGAGACGCTCACAGACGAAATAACGCCCGAACAGGCGGCCGACTTAGCCACCGACCCAGAAGTGCTGGCAGAAGCCACCCCCGAACAAGCCGCCGAAATCTTCGATGCCATCAACCCCGACGAACTCACCGAAGAAGAAGCCCTAGCCGTCGTCGCAGCCGTCCAAAACGCCCCCGACGAAATCCGTGAAGCGTTTGAAACCGAAATCAACGTGTTCGACGGCCAATTTGACACCTATGTTCCCCTCGGATCAGCCGTAGATGTCGGCACACGACGCACAGTCACAGCCGGAACTGTCACAATGGGAGTCGTCGCAATCACCCCAAACAGGAAAAAGCCATGAAATACTTTCGAATCTTCCTAGAGGCCGGGATTATGCTCGCCGGCCTCATCCTCGTCCTCATCACCCTGTCCGGCACAACCCGCGACATCGGGGTCGTCTGCGCCATCGCATCCATCCTGATGTACCTCGGAGTCAGTCTCACAGACGACAAATAGACTGCTAAAGTAGGGTACACTTATACCCGTGGCAAACCATCTGCGGATACAAGTAGGACTCGTCGTCGCTGTCGCGGCCGCCTGCCTGCTTGCAGCTTGCACCGACCATTACAGGAACCCCAATGACCCCCGTAAACAGCCCGCGCCGTCGTCAACGACTCTCCCCAAGTGAGATCGAAGCCCGCATCCGGGCTATCTTGATTCTCACTCTCGCAGGCGTTCTCGGACTCACCGTCCTCGGGATGCTGTACTCCCTCATCTTCGTCTACCAGCCTGAAGAAGCAGCCCCGCTCGATCTCGCGTTCATGGACGTTCTCAGCCCGCTGTCGTTCTCGATCGGCGGTGCGCTCACCGGACTCGCCGCAGGCGGGGCAGCCAAGAAGATCGCAAACCGCGACTCCGACGACGAGTGACCCGTGGAAGCGATACTTGTACCCATCGCCGTAGCCCTCATCGGCGGGCCGGTGATGTGGTTCCTGCATCGTCTTGACCAACGGAACACCGCGCAACACGGCCAGTCAATGAAAATTCTGACTGAAGTACGAGACGACATGAAAACTGTTCGCCGTCGCCTCGACAAGCATATAGACTGGCACGCTCACCAAGAATAACCCCAGCGTACAGGGCTAATTTGTAAAGGATGCTTGACTTTGTGTTCCCATGTCTGTCAACTGTTCCCTGAAATCAGACACTACCTGACACGGGTAGTGCCAAAAGGGAGAGAAGACGAACAACTATTGTTGTCGTTGATAAACAGATTGGAGTGCTGTGAGCCTCGCAAAATCGTTAGGGATACCCGACAAACCTGCGCCCCGCGCTAGATGTCCGATCGCTCTACTGTACGAAACTTTGAGCAACGAAGATCGAGCAGCTTTATACGACACGATGGTGAAGATTCAGACCGCCGATCTAATGTCCCGTAAAAACGGGCAGAATCCGTACACCGCCGCATGGCTGTCTACTAAACTCAACGAGAACGGCTACAAGGTCAACGCAAAATCTATTGGCCGACACATCAACCAAAGGTGTTCGTGTGACTCTCTCTGACGATCTGACAGCAGGCCCGCCCCCGAACCGCAAAGACACGCTCGGCAAACTCGCTGACCTACTTGACCGGCAAGGCATCTCTGTAGACGAAATCGGTCGCGTGAACCGGGTGTCGATCTACCAGTCGCTCACCAAGAACGACGAAGGCGAAGCAGAAATCCATGATCTGATGGGAGTCCAATTCTCCCCATCATGGGAAACCGGCCCCCAATGGCCAGTCATTGAACGAGGCAAAGAAACCCTCGGATCAATCAAACTGCCGAAACCCATCGCCAAACCAGAAGGCTACGAAACCGCAGTCATTCTGCCCGACATCCAATTCGGCTACTACCGTGACATCACGGGCGGTTTCGAATGTACGCACGATGAGAAAGCGATCGAGACAGCACTCGCCGTTATCACTCGCATCCAACCCGATGTCGTCGTCCTCGTCGGAGACAACCTTGACCTCCCCGAACTCGGCAAATATCGGCTCTCCCCAGCGTTCCAACAAACCACACAAGCCTCGATCGATCGAGCGACCACATTCGCAGCAACCCTACGACTCTGCGCCCCCAATGCAGACATCGTATGGATCGCCGGAAACCACGAAGAAAGACTGGTGAACTATGTATTGGACAACGCAAAAGCAGCGTTCGGACTTAGAAAAGGTAATACACCGGATGATTGGCCGGTTCTTTCTATTCCTTACCTTTGTCGTTTCAACGAGTATCGGATTAGGTATCTGGCTGGCTACCCCGCGTCGAGCTTCTGGATCAACCAGAGGCTCCGTGTCATCCACGGCGATAAAGTACGGAGCAACGGAAGCACCGCTCACTCATATCTTGCTTCATCCAAAACCTCCGTCATCTATGGTCACATCCACAGGCGTGAATGGGCAGAACGGTCACGTGAAGATTGGGATGGTGCAAAAACGATCATGGCGGCATCTCCGGGGACGTTAGCCCGCACCGATGGGGCAGTCCCATCCACCAAAGGTGGCATTGACCTAGACGGCCGGCCACTCACCGTGGTCGAAGACTGGCAACAAGGGTTCGCGGTCGTCACCTACCAGCCGGGAGACGGCGACTTTTGGTATGAGCAAGTACCGATCCACAGCGGCCGATGCCTGTGGCGGGGTACACTATTCGGGTGAGCGACAACCTCCTGTACTGTAAACGATGCGATGAATACTGGCCAGAATCCGCAGGAAGACGATGCCCCGAATGTGGGCAACACGGACATCCCGCCCCGGAGGGACTCGATGAGTGAGGTCTACGACGAAAACGATCCGACATGGGCGATGGTCGTCGTCCAATGGCGGGACGCACATCAAGGCGGGGAACACAGCTGGACGCTCACAAACGATTACACACCCGAAACCGTGATGCCGTTGACGGTCGGTTGGGTGTGGCCGAAATGCAAAGAAGGATATTTGACACTTGTGTCAACTGTGATGAACGACGCAGATCAACCCGAAGTCGTTTCCGACATCAACCACATTCCGATGGAGTGCATTGTCAGGGTGTATTCGCTGGCCACGCACCTTCCGGTGAACTGGTTTGAAGAATTGGATTGACTCTGCCACACCCTTTCGCTAGGGTGAGATCAGTCTCAAAACAAAGGAGAGAGAATGTTCAACCGACTCATACCCAAACCCGACCACGGAAGCCTCGAATGGCTGAAGTTGCGACACCGCGACGATGCAGGAAACATCCGTATCGCCGCATCAGAAGCAGCCGCAGTTCACGACCAGCATCGATTCATCAGCAAATACGCGCTCGCAACAGAGAAGCTTGCTGACACACCGACCGTCAAAGAAACCAGTCGTGCGATGGATCGAGGCAACCGTCTCGAATGGGTGTTGCTCGACTGGCTCGGTGACGAGATCGGCACAAAGTTCATCACACCCAACTTCATGTACGCGTTGGATTGGGAAACCTGCCCGCTCATCGCAACCATCGACGGGATCGACTACGAAAGTTATTTGGACGGTTGCGAAGAACCGAACGTGGTTGCAGAAATCAAAACGTATAACCGGGAATGGGACGGCGTACTGCCCGCCTACTGGTATTGGCAAGGCGTACAACAAGCGATCTGCTGCGACGTAGACGAAATCGTTTGGGGCATCTTTGACAGCACCCTCGATCTTCACGTCCACCGCCAGAAGGTGACTGGCGACGAGAAAGCCGAACACATGGAAGCCGTCAAAGACTTCCTTTGGTATGTGAACCTCGGGACGATCCCCGCCGAATGGCCGGCCACCTACAACGAAATCTCTGAACGGTTCCCTAACGCAGACGGCGACACCACCGACCTCACCGAACACGCCGAACTGGTGCGTCGCATCATCGAGGTGCAGGCCGCCAAGAAACTGTTGGACACAGAAGAAGACACGCTGAAGGCAACCATCGCACAGCTGATGAAGGATGCCCACACCGGGGTCATCAACGGTCAACCGGCCGTCACATGGAAATCGCAGAACAGAAAAGGTTTCGACAAGAAAGCCTTTACAAGCGACCACCCTGACTTGTACAGTCAGTATGAAAACACAACAACGATCCGCGTCATGCGGTTCAAGGGAGAGAGATGAACAGCCCGTACAACTTTGATTGGCCGGACTTTGATATTGACGAATGGGACGAATTCGGGCAGAACGAACTCACAAAAGCTGCACGCGACATGGTGTTTGGTTTGATACCTTACGACACCGAAGTGATCTGGCTTCTCGTCCATGATGCAGAGTATTCCCACATCCGTCTCAACAATGTAATGAGAAGATTCCGCAGGAAAATCAAGAAAAACAAACAAAGCAAGGGAGAGAGATAATGAGAAACAAGCACTTAGCGAAAACGCTTAGTCACGAAGCGATCGAGCGCGGCTGGAACAACAGCGCACTCAAGTTCCGCGACAACGCGTTCCAAGCCATCGTCGTCCTCGCAGAAACCGAAGACGAATTCACCACC